TTGGGATCGGTCTTGACCAGTGGCATAAGCGGTATCATGTAACATGCACGTGGCGTCAAACTCATCAACTGGTGGCACAGTTCCAACTACGGAAGGCTGTGCTACACCATTTGACCAATTTGGGCCACAGTAGTTACCATGGTACTTCATTATAATGGGGCGTTAAGGGATAGGTTAATGTTATCGTCGTGATCACATGAATAATGTAAAGTCAGTTGATTGTAATAATCTTCCAACTCGGTCTGCTGGTCAGGGGTGAACCCCCAAGCCAAGAACACAGACACCCTTGCCTCGTCGCACACCTCAGTGTGCTTCGATTCCAGGTCCATCCGGAACATTCCATGACCGCCAGTCAGCTGCACACTATGTTGCATGCGCGACTTGATCCCATTTCTCATGTAACACTCGTACATGGCTTGTAATATTGGTACACCGCTGGTAAGCGCCAACCCACATTCCCCAATGGCATAGAACCATTTACGCATGGCACTTTCATTGGGTATGGGATTGAGACAAATTGACTCTTTTTCCCGTGCAGTGTTTATATTACGCACCATGACGGTGCTGGTTCCTACAGAAATTGGTTTCATTTGACAAAACTCTACTTGTGCTAGCAAGTATACAGGTGTTTCTACTGTCATCCTGAACCCAAGATTGTAAAACCAATCATCCAACCCAGTGGTGAATTTTGTTTCATCCTCCATCTCCATGAAGACAACACAATCATCACCATTGTTAATTAGCTTGATATTAACATCCCTTTCACGTGCGTATGTATACACCATAGCGCACATGATAATACAGTTGCCTAGTGACGTATTCATGTCTCCGCTGAATCTCCGTCCCTCAACACTGTACTTAACTTTCCCATCGTCACAATAACCCGTACCGGCATTATTGAGTTGATATGATAAGAGCCGAACCAACTCCTTATCATGCTTATAAAGTGTGTTATATATAGAGTGCTCCCACTCCAACATTGACACACCTACATGCATGTCAAATTTGACAGCATCTAAGCCAATGGCGACAGGACGCGCAAACGCGTCCCATTTATCCTTTATCCACCCACCAAGCATTCGTACATCACAGCCTTTTCCAATAACATGTTTGTCATTAAATACTTTTCCAATTGCTGCATATATACGATGTTCAATGGGTCTCAAGTAGCAGCCCAGCCCTAGGTTATATACCACATGACGTGGCTGTATAACACGCGGGGCGCTACTCTCCTTACACTTCTCCGCCTTTCCAAACGGATTACTTTTGGCATGGCGTCGTTTAACTCCAGTAGTCATTATCTCAGGTAATGCAGCGCCATAGATAGCGGCCTTACGGCCTCGAAGCTGACTCACAAACTCAATTGGTGTCAGCTTGGTACCTATTTTACCAATCTTCTTTAACAACGACGCACGAAATTGTTTTAAACACATGAACACTGTGTTACGTGGCACCACAGGTGGCGCCACAAACACACCGTTCACTTTACAAAAGTACATCCGCTCCAGCAGAGCAGCACACAAGGTGTCGATGGAGGCGTTGTTTATTTTTAGTGTACGTAGGTTACCACTCATGCCCCCGATGATGTAGAATTTACGCACACGGCATGCCGCCTGGTACCGTATGATGGTCAACTTAGGATGAACCAAATTTGACTTATGGTTCACACCATCATACGATACCAAGCGGCCCTATGGATCGCTGCCGAACCCAGCAGCTATCTTGCTTTTACTAAATTGCTTCCGCAACTCACAAGACAGCCGAGAGGTCAACAACCCGGCAGCAACCCGTTCCGCCTTACTCGGAATAAAGGTTAGAGATACAATTAGTGGTAACACCCTAGATGCCTCACTACGTCTCAATCCAATCTTCTTTGATAACTCACCCGCCACATATGCATGCACAGCCAACCTATTTGCCTCAGTTGTTTTCGGCACTCCGCCGAACTTAACTTTCGCAACCTTCACCATGGCATTGATGAAGGGTCGGGATTGTCGACGCCTAATGCGTCGATGATACTCCTCCTCGACATTGTTGTGAACTAGCTGTGCCACACCACGTTGTGTTCTGTGGTCGCTGCGCAACTCGGTGGTTGGCGCAGTGTAAGTTTCGTTACCACCCTGGTAACTTCCGGTAAGTCCAAGCACTTGAATATGATAGGGTATTAACTTTGGCTGTTCCTGCCCCCCTATGTTAATGTATGGAGATATGTTAGCTGTGTCGGCTCCCACCTTGGGAGTGTACACAACCATCTCAGTGCTTGCGGCTGGTGTCTCGGTACAACACTCAGCGCCTGTCGTAAGCTCAGTGGATTCAATGCTGCCAAACATCAATACACCCACTGGTGCTCGCCTTTCCCTTTCCATTATGAGATACTGTTTTGTATCAATGGCCTCGGGCCCCGGCTTGTCAAACAGCCACCCAATGCTGTTTGTGAGGGACGTCGACCAACGTCTTGATTTTCGCTTCACGGAGGCCATTATCCTCTCAGCTATATCCATTTCCTCAAGCTCGTAAACTCTACCATACCCCTCTTCAATGTAGTCGGTTGGAAGACCGACTTCATCATCCAGGTACGATGACAGTTCACGTGCCATTAACTTATTTTTAAATAAACGGTAAGCTGGCCGTATGACTAATATCCCAGTTATAACCACACCAGCCCCAACGGGGTGGTGTGCTATAACCAATAGCCCAGCCTTGCTAAGCAAGATGAGCTTTGATCCGACATAGTGTCCCGCGATAGATAATTCATGTATTAACTTTGAAATATGTAGTTTGTGCGCGGTGGTGGAAGCAAGGTGGGTAACTTGCTCCGAAACGGTATGGTGAG